TCTAGCTTTAGATACAACTACAAGTTTAGGGGTTACATTTAGAACAGTAGAGTCTCCTGAAACTTCATCAGCTCTTCTTACAGCTACAGGGTCTGCCCCGGCATATATCTCTGATTGGTTCCCCGTACCTGCAGGCGGTACAATAACCGCTTCTGCATATGTCATGGGATCTGCTGCACGAAATGCAACGTTAGCTATTGAATTTTCAAGCCAAGAAACAGATAGCGATCAAACATCTATAGTAAATGACGCTACCTATGGTCAGTACTATCCGACAAAAACAAATGTTATTTTATCTATCTTTAACTCTACAACAATTACTAACATAACTTCTGATGGCGCTACTGTAACTATTACCGCCCCAAACTCATTTGTGGTTGGACAAACAGTTACCATTGTAGGGGTTACGCCAAGCACATTTAATATATCCGGTGCTGTAGCGACTGCGTCTTCTACTCAGTTTACAATTACAAATTCAGCTATTGGGTCGTATATAGAGGGCGGAACTGCGTACATTACGACTACAACTTTGTCAACAACTGTAGGAAACATAATCTCTTCTACTGCTGTGGTTCCACCTTATACAAAAGATGCGGGGTACCCGTTAGCAAAGCTAACTGTGTATTTCCCAGATGGAGTAACGGGAGATAAGTTCTGGTTAGATGGGGTATTAGTTACTGATGGTACCTCTGCTAAGCCATTCTTTGGTGGTACTGGTGGAGTTATTCCTAGCGACCCAACTACCTCTACCTACTACTCAGTTAACGATACTAAATGGGAGATCAGGAACAAGTACAACTTTGCATCTAACCCTTCCTTTGAAAACGGTACTGTAGGAAGCTTACCTACCGATTGGACTGGTACAGGGTTTACTAAAGTATCTACCGATGGTGTATTAACTTCACTATACAATGCTTACTTTGGAAAGCTTTCTTTCACTACTACTGGAGCTATTACAGGCAATTACTATCTACCATACCCAGCACTTGGTGGTGAAGACCTTACAATCTCTGCTTACGTTCGTAATGTTACTGGCACGTATACTATTGCTGGCAGTACCTTTGCAGTATCCTCTGCTAATGCTAGCAGCTGGACAAGAATATATGGAACTATACAACTTGGCGCAGGAGTAACTAACGGTACATTTACTATATCTGTAGCGGCTACTGGCGCCAGTGTTGCTCACGTAGATGGGGTACAGGTAGAGTATGGCCGTATAGTAAGTAAGTTTGTTGACCCTCTTGATTCAACAGGAACCACTACTATTACAAACCCCATTAATACTGCAAAAACATTTGTAGCTGCTCAGTCAGAAAGTATTGGTGGAGGAAAGAGCACATGGTTTTATTACTACTCTGTTAAATCTAATAGATTAAACTCTAGTGTTGGAAGATACACTATGCAGGGCACCACATACGCTATTAAAACAGGATACCCTACAGAGTCCTATAGAGATCTTACAGAGTCTTTAATTCCAGCAAATTCATTTGAAACTAGTTTGGATAGTTGGTCAGTCTCATCTAATGCAACCTTAACTAGAAAAGTAGCTAAGGGATATTATTCTTCTGATACTGTTACTCACGGTCAAGCATATTGCACAGTTGCGTTTACTCCGCTTAATGATGCAACAGCATACTCTATTACTTCAGATAAAATTTATATATCTCCTGATGGTGGGTACTATGCTTCTGCAGCAATTAGGCCATCAAATGCAAACTCTGCTGGGGACACTTATACATTAAGGGTTGACTTCTATGATGGCAATAACACCTTGATGCCTGTTTACACAGATAACATAACCCATCAGCTAACAACAAATAAATATGATGGTGGGTATGCACTTAATGGTGCTGCGATTCCACCGGCCCTCAATACAGCTGCCAACTTAACAACAATTAGGTCTGCATCTATTACCCCTGCACTTACCGACCGTTGGTTCTATATCTCTAAGACATTTACATCGGGAAGCATTCAAGGAGCGGTATACGCAATCTTAAGCGTTACCTGCACCCATGCCTCGTCTGCCTCAACTAAAGCTTTCGATATTGACAGAGTTGTCTTTAGACGGTAGAATGTTTTATATGGGCACACTATTAATTTCAGCGTTAGCTACCGCTTGCATCTTATCTGCGGTAGAAGCATTTATCATATCTATGGGAAAATGGCGGGGATTACTGGGCATTGTACTTAACAGTATCTTTTGTCTAACCCTAGATGTAAGGTTGAGATTCCTAACCCCATATGTATTGGGAGCAACCTTTATCGGATTAACTCTATCCCTCTTAGTTGAACAGATCTTTACGGGAGTGCCAAAGGGCGATTTGCCAAAACGTATCCCACCGCGGTAGAATCATTTTATAGGAGGGGTAAATGCAATCACCATATTCAAATCCATACCTGTCTATGAGGGCACGTGGATTATTCGCTTACTACGCAGAGCTGGGCAGAGTTGTATCTGCTGACGAGCTTTCCGCTGTCATGCCAGAAGGCAGAGACTCAATTCAAGCCGCCATCAATGAACTTAAGCAGGCGGGCTATATTATTACTGCACGTGAACAGGTAAACGGCAAGTGGGCAAGCTACATGAAGTTCACTCAAGGGGCAAAAGTGCTGGTCAGCACCGACAACGGATTTTCAGGGCACTGGGAATCAGGGCATATGTACATAGGTACAACTACTAATACTAGTACTAATAGTATATCTATAGATAGTAATACTATATATAAAGATACTAACGTATCTTTATATATATTGGGAGACGAGCTCCCAAAGGAGAAAGAGGTTGAAATGGGATGGGATTTAGATGACGAGGGTCCTCAGCCTAAAAAAAAGTTCAGGTTCGAGGCAGACGATGACTCAGTTGGGGCTGTCGGCAAACTAGAGGGCGACAAGAAAGCTTTGCGTCAGGCTAAGTACGGTGCGGTTCCTAACTCAATCACGCATCGCAACAACAAACCTGAGTCAGATTGGAATACTAACGACCTCGTGGCAGAGTTCGGTATGTTACTTGGCGCTAGCGTTGCAGGTCATCTCACGATGCAGATGAACTCACGTTCTCTTGCGCTATGGGTTAATCAGCAGGTGGGCAAAGGCGCAACTAGACAAAACATACTCTCAGCTATTAGAATGTTCTTTGAGGACCCACGTAATCTGCACGAGGCTGGAACAGGACTTCCTATCTGGCGTAGGTTCGTGGCAAAGTATCAGGTTCTAGAGGGCAAGCCAGCCCAAGAGAAGCCAGACTACGAAGTCAACAAGGCTCACCAAGAAAAGATGTTGCGTTTATTAGGGGGTAAGAATGCTTGATCTCAAGAAGGAGTCGCCTACAGTCAGGCACCTCATCATGGGAGCTTCTGTTCCTATGAAGACTGTCGGCATGGAGTTCTCAGACATAGATGATTCCGATGCCAAGACCCTAGTTCAAACTTGGGTCAGTACAGTCGAATCTGGAGTGGTCATTAAAAGCCCTGGAAGCCCCTCTAGCGGCCTCGGGATCCTATTGCTAGGGGAACCAGGTCACGGCAAGACTACGATGGCTTCTGTGGCCCTTCAAAGCCTGATTCGGGCCATGCAGATTCCTGGGATGTTTTTGGATTATCCAAAGTTCCTGCGCTTAGAGCAGGAGTCGTGGAAAGACCCCGAGGTCAAAGAGAAGATGAGGGAGATCTTTGGGGATGCCAAGCACTCCCTGCCGCTTCTCGTTCTAGATGACCTAGGTAAGGAACACACAACGCAGTCAGGCTGGGCAGAGAATACCTTTGACGCAGTGTTACGTTCCAGGTTCAACGCGGGCTTACCAACGATCATTACGTCAAATGTTTCTTTGAAGAGTTGGCGTAGCGCATACGGCGCATCAATGGAGAGTTTTGCCCATGAAGCATTTATAGAGGTTAAGGTAGAATCCGACAAGGGGGATCGACGCAAATGATGGGAAAACAGACAATGGGTTGGATGATCACGCAGTTATTTTTATCTGACACTGGTGTACATGAAGTAGACGTTCATCACAACTCTCACAAGTTGCGCTGTAACTGCTTAGGCTTTGAGAGCCGCGGTAACTGCAAGCACACCCGCTTTGTAAAAGAACGCATGAACAAAAATGGTGGGATCTATCCAGTCGAGATTTCTAGCAAGGTTGATAGAGAAGTCAGTCTTGCCGCTAGCGAAGACCCAGAAGCGTTTAGAGAACTACTGCTAAAGTACGGCAAGATTGTAACGATTTAATTATGCGTGGGGGCGACATTTCAAATGAACTTCCTATGCGGGTTGCGGTCTCTTTAGACTGTTTACTTATTAGAGAAACTAAATTCAACAAGGTGCTGGGAATCTCAGTGCCCTATGTGGAGACAAACTATAGCCGCCAAGCCCTATCTCACTTCTGGAGATTCAGGGATAAGCACGGATATGTTTTGGAACTTGTTGGGTTCGGCAAATCTCAATCTGATATGGATAGGGTTCTTGAGGATCTAGATAACCTAGGTACAAACCCATTCAACTATGCAAAGGCTTATAACGTAGTTGCAGATCTTGTAGCTGAACTTCCTTACAGGCCAGAACTAAAACATGTAATTGATATACCTGATCGTGCGCTTAGATACGGTCACTGGTTCTTGAGGGAGGGGGGCACATATGCCGGCCAATAACGAAGAGCGTATCTTATACAAGGCTATACGCACTAGAGATATTAAGCCGCTTCTTGAGTGTGGCGTCCAACCTGATTGGTTCTATAACGATTTGAATCGTCAGGTGTGGAAGTTTATTCTTAAGCACAATGAGAAGTACGGAGAGGTTCCAACAGCGGTTGCTGTTATCGATAACTTCCCTACCCTTAACAACGGCGATAAGCTTCCTATCGTAGAAGACAGCTTTGACTACCTTCTTGATCAGTTGATTGAGTTCCGTAAGTTCAACAAGACTCTTGACACGATCCAGATTGCTCAGCAAGCCGTAGCCAACCACGATCACAACACTGCGTTGCAGACTATGATGGCTGCAGCACAACAGATAATGAACGATGGTCAAAGAGATTCTTTAGATGAGAACTTAAGCAATGATCCTACTCAGCGTTACGGCGAGTACATGGCGATCAAGACTCGTCCTAACGGATTGCTTGGGTTGTCTACTGGCTTCAAGACTATTGATGAGATCACATCAGGAGTTATGAGGCAACAGCTGTGGACAATCGCCGCACCTCCTAAGACAGGTAAGTCAGTGCTTGCTATGCAGATGGCTATCAAGGCACAGGACGAGAAGCAGCGCATCATGTTCCAGTCTTTTGAAATGACTGCTCGTGAGATGAAGACTCGTTACGATGCTATGCGTTCTCATATCTCGCATAAGCGTTTGATCATGGGGGCGCTACATCCGGATGAAGAGAAGCGCTACCTAGATCATTTGAATGTAGAACGTGACGACTTCTGGATGCCGGATACAGTGGCTTCTAGAACTATTACAGGACTCTGTGCAAAGGTAGAGAAGTACGAGCCAGACATTTTATTTGTTGACGGTATGTATCTTATGTTTGATGAAGAGACCGGTGAGACAGAGTCAGAACGTTCTTTGCGTAGCCTTACCCGCGGTATGAAACGTGTAGCCCAGCGCTACAACATACCCGTTGTGGTTAGTACGCAGACTCTGCGCTCTAAGATGCGTGGTGGCAAGGTAACCGCAGACTCTATTGGTTACACATCTTCGTTCTTACAGGACTCAGACATCGTTTTAGTTCTACAACGTCAAGATGAAGAGGATGATACATCTCGTTCTCTAACAGTGGCTGCAAGTCGTATTTCAGGTATGGGATCCACAGATCTACTGTGGGATTGGGAGGAGGGTCGCTTTGAAGAGTACGCAGCTTTTTCAAATATCCAATCCATTTGATGGGACACAGCTCTGTCTAGACGTCGATACAGATATCTTTTTTCCTGAAGACTATGAAGCAGATAGTGTGGCGCAAGCTAAAAGCATTTGCTCAGGTTGTTGGATGCAGGAGCCTTGCTTGGAGTTCGCTTTAAGAACACGTGAGAAAGAAGGCGTGTGGGGCGGAACAACTCCCGCAGATCGTCGTCGTATTCGTCGTAGAGCAAAGAAGTGATGGACTTACGGGGAGATCCCATCCATGTTTGTATTTGCGGATCCATGCTGTGGAATGTACAGGCAATGTTTGAGGACTATGAGATCTCTATGTATATGTTAGATATGGAGTGTGCACTCTGTGGCTCTAAAGCTACAGCGCCTACGCTACCAGATAAACCTGGATGGGAAAAGGAGTACTAATGTACGCAGAGGGTTCAGTAGAAGGCGTATTATTAACTCTAGGTATTGAGACAAGCCAACGCGGTGATGAGCTGCTCGGCTTGTGCCCTATGCACTTGGAAAGAACAGGTCGGGAAGACAGCAATCCTTCTTGGTCTATGAATGCAGAGACCGGTGTCCATCATTGCTTCTCCTGTGGATACAAGGGAACCCTGCTCACTCTAGTAGGCGAGATCAAAGAGTTTACAACTCAATGGGGTCGTGTTGACTTTGAGGCCGCCAAAGATTGGCTTCGTAATAACATCGAAGTTAACTTTGATTACCTTGCTCGCCAGCTTGAGGAGGCACGTAACAGCTACGTAATGTTCTCTCCTCCCGTAACTATGAGCGAGGCACGTCTTGCAGTCTTTGATAGCGTAGCTCCTGATTGGGCACTAGAGGCTAGAGGGCTAACAGAAGCCGCCTCAGCTCTTTACGGCGTACGTTGGAAGAAAGATAACAACGCCTGGATCACACCTATTCGTAGACCATCAAACGGTGACCTCATGGGCTGGCAAGAGAAGAGCCAGACAGAGAGGTTCTTTCGTAACCGCCCTACCGGTGTGGCTAAGTCCAAGACTTTGTTTGGTCTAGACGTTTACAAGGGCGGAACAATGATTGTAGTTGAGTCTCCTTTGGATGCTGTAAAACTACAGTCATTGGGAATACCAGGCGGCGTCTCAACATTTGGTGCATCTGTCAGTGACGATCAGATTGCTCTTATGAAGCGGGCAGATAAGCTGATCATTGCTATGGACAACGACGTAGCCGGCAAGAAAGCTTCAGCAGATATCTTCAAGCGTATTCGTAAAGAAGGTATGGAGTGCTGGTTCTTAAACTACACAGACGTAGAGTTTAAAGATGTTGGCGATATGCCAGAAGATTTGGTACACTATTGTATAGAAGGTTCAAAACATTGCGTGTTTGGAGAGGCGGCATTCTTATGATCATTGGTTTAACAGGTTACGCACAATCAGGTAAAGACACAGTAGCTAAAGTCTTAGTAGATAACTATGGGTATATTCGTGTGGCGTTTGCAGACCGTATTCGTGACTTTCTTTTTGAAGCAAATCCTATGTTTGATTCAGTTGCCGGTGAGCCCAGGTTTGTACAGGATTATGTAATTGCGAATGGTTGGGAAACCGCCAAGAAGAACCCACAGATTAGGCGCTTACTGCAGAATGTGGGTGTGGCCGCTCGTAATATATTTGGAGAACAGTTCTGGGTTGATCAAGCTATGCGTCAACTTGATCCTGAAAACAATTACGTCATCACAGATGTACGTTTTGTAAACGAGGCTGACACTCTTCGACAGATGGGTGAGTGGGTTGAAGGCACAGAGGTCCAGCTGTGGCGTATCAAACGTAACGGCGTAGAGGCTATCAACGGCCATGTCTCAGAACATGAGATGGATGACTATAAGGTTGATCAAATCTTTGCTAACAACGGGACCCTAGAAGACCTAGAAGCTATGGTTAAGGCTAGAATGCAGGGGCTATTAGTTTAATGTTTACAGGAACACTTTTACCATATCAGGTTGAGGCTGTAGAAGCCATGGTAGACCGCAAGAAGATGCTTGTGGCCTACGACCTTGGCCTGGGTAAAACTGTCCTTACTATCGCCGCTCTTGAAGAATTAAAAGAACAACAAAAGATCTCAGAGCCTGGTATTATTATCTGCTTATCCTCACTCAAGTATCAGTGGGCCGAACAGATTAGGAAGTTTACAGATGGTTCTGCAAATCCTTTGGTCATTGATGGAACCAAAGCTCAAAGAGAGGCGCAGTATATCTCCGCTATTGATTCCGGGCACTCCCTTGTCGACTACGTCATTATTAACTACGAGCAAGTTGTTAACGACTGGGAGTGGGTCTCAAAGTTATCAAGAGGGTTTATCGTCTGCGATGAAGCAACCGCAATCAAAAGCTTCAGATCAAAACGCTCAAAGCAAGTAAAGAAACTTACAAGCTCTGTTAAGTTTGCACTAACCGGTACTCCTATTGAGAACGGTAAGCCAGAAGAGTTGTATAGCATCATGCAGTTTGTTGATCCTAAAGTCTTAGGTCGCTTTGATTTATTTGATAAGACCTTTATTGTTCGTAATCATTTTGGTGGGGTAGAGCGCTATAGAAACCTTCCTACCTTGAATACTGCTATGGCTAAGGTAAGCGTACGTAAGCGCCAACAAGATGCGGACGTAGCGCCTTATCTTCCAGACACTATCTTTGCTGAACCTATTCGTGTGCCGTTTGATAGAACGGGTGTAAAGCTTTATAACCATATAGCAGCAGAGATCCTAGAAGACCTAGACAACGCTATCGACAGCTTTGGCGTATCATTTGATCTGTTCTCACACTACTCAGGCGACAACAATAACGAAGCTGCAAACTCTCTCAAGGGCAAGATCATGTCTAAACTAACAGCATTAAGAATGCTTTGCGATAGCCCACAGTTATTTGATACCTCTAGTTCCGGTTACGTAGATGATCTCAGAGAACAAGGATTGCTTGATATTTTGAAGAGTAACCCTAAGTTAGATACGCTAAAAAAGTATGTGTCCGAGTTCTTAGATGTAAACGATGCCAACAAATTAGTCATTTTTACCAGCTATGTACAGATGGTTAATATAATTAGTAAAAGTCTTGGGTACGACTCAGAAAAATACACGGGGGAAATGGATGCAAAACAAAAAGACGCTGCTAAGGTTAGGTTTCAAACCAATCCAGATTGTCGTATTCTTGTGTCTAGTGATGCCGGTGGCTATGG